TGTTAACAGTATAATATGTTTTCTTGTAGTTGCGAGTGTTGTTCTGAATAGAAAGGCCGACGAGTTTCACCGGATCAGAAGCCGCATACGCCACCATCTTCTTGAAAACATAATCGAAATCGACTGGTTTTGCTTTCTTCTCGTTCATAAACTCGTAGAATCGCGTAACATCATCGCTGAGTTGCAAGCAGAGAGAACATCCGTTGTTCTTGGCATCGGTGATCGCTTTGTTCCTCGCGGCAACGATATTGCCGTCTACTTCAACAACTCCTTTTGCCCCGTTCGCCTCGTAGAGTTTTTTCTCGTTCGGGCAGACATACCAGCTTGGGTCAATGTGCTTCTTGATCTTCTGAACATTCTCTGGCCGCTTTGTGGAAATACAAGCGACCCATATTGGCTTTCCTGATATGTTGTGAATCATTTCTTTTTCGTTACCCGCGAGAGTTCAATTTCAAGACGCTTGTTCCTCATACGCTCAACTTCGCCCTGCGGAGTCTCGCAAGACCACATATTCTTGAGGGAATAGTAAACAACTGTATAGCGGACAGAGGATGGTTTTAGCTTCTTGATCGGCGTAACTCCGTGCAGAATAGATTGCCCGTCAAACATTGAGAGCGAACAACTGGAGGTTTTCAGCGCAATATCAAATTCAGGGAATGCGAGGTAGCCGCCTTCAACATCCCGCTTGAACGCGAACATGGCTGACCAGACGCCAACATAGTTGCCAGAATCAAAGTGATACTTGAGCGGATTGTTATGGTTGACGATGCCAGAAGTGAACATAGAGCCATCCATTTGATAGTTCTTAAGAACCTTCTCCTCGGTCAGCTTGAAATGCTTTTCAGCCAGTTCTTTGTTGGTCTTGGAATACAAGTCTGCGGCAATCGCGGCGAACCGCTTCAAGATTTCATTCTCGGATGGCTGGGTGGTAGCCAGACCCGTTGCTCGGCACGGAAGGTTGCGGATAGCATTACGAGGAGCGTAGCCGAATATCTTTGAGGATGTCACCAATCCAGATGTTCGCGTTGTCGTGTCGTATTTGATGCGAGTCAGGCAATCGAACATCTGTTTTGTTTCAGCCGGAACTTTCTCAATATAAACGCAGATAGGAACCCCGTTGTGAAGAATCGTTGTGTCGGTATCAATCAGCGTAGAGAAATCATTCTCCGTCGCTGACCTGTCCCGAAACTCCTTCAAGTTGATCTTCTTCGGTTTGGCGTTGAGATATTGCATATCCGTTGGTTTCTAAAAGGTGATTGACAACTTCGGTGTTGTTTGAAAGTCCGTGTTGATCGGCATACTTGCCCATCGCTTCGATGACAGCATTGAATTCATCGACAGGATAAACCAAGATGATTTGCCGAATAATCGACTCATCGTATTTGTCTTTGTATTCGGCCATCGTTTTACCTTTGAAATCAACCTCGGCCATTTCAGGTTCCGGAGGATTAAGGAATTTCTCAATGGATTCGGCGTCGAAACCAGTCAGGTCGAGGTTGAAATCAGCTTCGCGGAGTTCAGCCAGTTCAATCGCCAACATTTGCTCGTCCCATCCGGCGTTGAGCGCGATACGGTTATCAGCGATGACATACGCTTTCTTCTGGTTCTCGGTCAGATGGCCCAGTCTCAAACAAGGAACGCTTGTGAGTTCAAGTTTGCGAGCGGCAAGCACTCGGCCATGGCCTGCGATAATGTCGTTATCCTGACCGATGAGAACAGGGTTATTGAAGCCAAATTCACGAATACTTGCGGCGATTTGTGCTACTTGAGCATCGTCGTGGGTTCGGCTGTTTTTTGCGTAAGGAATGAGCTTTTCGAGTTCGATTTGCTCAATTTTGGACGGCTGTTGTTTTTTCATGTGATTTATTCGCTGAAATTGATTTATTGTTTAGTCAGAAAAATCCACAAATTGCATTGTGTCAACAACGCTTTCGCGGGTTCTTTCTTGCGGCTCCTCACGCTTGCCTTCTTCGGTCATCGTGGCGACTTCTCCGGAGCGTTGGCGCATTAGGTAAACAAGGATTGATAACGAGTCAAGAGAATCTGGACTGTGAAGGCGAGTTCTTTTGCAGTAGTCTCCTTTGCTTTCAACGCGAACCATTCCCTGCCCGACTTGTTTGTATCTCCGTCCTGTGGCTTGGCGGACGAGTTGTTCGTTACGGAATCCCGGACTGATCTTGAGATATTCAAATTCCAAGTATTTTGATAAGCCAAACAGCAGTTCAGTCACAACTCCGCTGTATAGCTCGTTGGCTTGTTTGCTGTCTTCACCAAGAATTCGCGTTTCAGATGCCGCCCAAGAATAGTTGATTCCCAAGACTTCTGGCCCATACAGAGTGCAAAGCGAATCGTGAATGCCTGATCCGTTGCCTGTTCTGTCAACCGCCAGCCAGTTCGGCTTAATCTTCATTGCCTTGCAGAATTTGATAATTGCGTTGGTTTGTTCCAGCGTTGCTTTCTTTGGGAATGGAATCTGCGAGTCGAGTTGAAGTGCAGTCCTTGGTGATTTGAATGCGTGGAACTGATTGGCCTGATCCGTCCAGCCGTCAGACAGCCCGAAGCGTCCGTAGGAGCAAATAACCTGATCGTTACCTTCAAGAGCCAAGTCAAAACCAGCCAGAGGAACAACTGGGCCAATGAACCGCAGATTCCCCATTGCGTTGTTCATCATTGCAGGCGTAATAATCATCATCGCCTGACCTTCCTCGGGGAACCATCCTCTGGCCATCGTCATCGCCTCTGCCGTGCGACCACGGGACATATAGCCAATATAGCCCTGATAGGTTTGTAGTCCGGCGTAAACGATCTTTTGCTCTACGACATTCTCGCATCGTGCGGCGTCGAGTCGCAGGACATGGTAGCCTTCTTTGGATTCCCACTCGAAATCCTCTTCGCAGTCGATTGATCCCCATCCGTTGACTGGTTCGCAACGCTGGCCGAAGTCGCTCGTTCTGTCTTTTGGGTTACTGGCACCGAAGATTTTGATTCGGCCACGGCATTCATTAACATCCGAAGTTGAAATAATGTTGTTGACGCCTTCCCATACTCCAGCAGGCACCTCCTCGGCCTCGTCAAGAATAACATGGGTTCGGGATAGCCTTCCCCATTTTGAGTGTGCCGCTGTGAAGCGTGGCGTTGGGTGGAATCCGCGCAGAGTTCCGTGGCCGCTTTCTCCTTTTGGGATTGCGACGAGGTGGATGCCTTGCTTGGCGTCCGTTGATGCCTGAATGCTCGTAACGAGTTCATCAGCCCTGTGAAACTCCGGTTTAACGAGAGCCATGCGGTGAAAGTTCTTAATGCTTGCAAAGATGTTCCTTTCGGCGTGTTCGCGGGTTAGCGAAATAACTTTTATGTTGGTGTAGAACGGATCGCGAAACCAATCCAGATAGAACCATGCCGCCGCTCCGAATGTCTTGCCCATAGCACCCGCTCCCTGAACTAGAACAAGATCGTGATCGAACAGGCATCGCCAAGTGTCGCGGCTGGAACGAGGACGCCAATCATAGACATCCGGACCCCACAGGATCGTTGCGCTGGCTTCAAACTGATCTTTGTCGAGCAGACTCTGAACGAATTGAAGAATGATTTGCCGAGACAGGTTCTCGTTCAGTTCGATTTCCTTTGGCGGATTCTTCGTGCCTTCTTGAAGGATAAGTTCAGCCGCATAGAGCATTCCCATCTTCTCGTCGGACTCAACAGCCTTGCGAACTTTGGTTGCGATATTGATTGCCGCTTCGACTGTTCGGGATGTTGGCCGGATCATAGCGTGTCGAGTTGAGGTTGGCCCGGATCGGCTGGCGCATTCTCAAAGTTAGATAGGTCGGCTTCTGTTCCAAAGAATTCATCTTCTGGCGCATCTTCAATCTGCGGAATATCGTCTGTTTTGGTTTCAACGATCTCGGCTTCCATAATGTCGCTATCCTCCGGAGCGTTCGTATTCCTTCCCTTAATCTTGAAGGTTAGGCGTAGATCATTGGCAACGATTTCATGACGCTCTGGCGCAAATTCGCCTGCAATCTTCGCGTCCATGTTGAGTGCGGCTAAGCGGTCAAATACCGCAACCATTCCTCCGTTTGGGTTGCGAACAACTTTTGTTGGGAATGTGCCTTCGACCATCTGGCGGAGAATCTCTCGTTTTCTAGAAATGGAGATAATTGAGCGAGTGGCAACCTCCTGACGGATTTCAGCGATGCGGCTCTTGACATCTGCCCTGTGGTAAACCTTGTGAGCAAGAACGCGAGGCGAGGCAACATGCGGATTGATCTTCCGGTATGCCTCTGTGTGCGAATCGCCTTCGGCTACAAGCCAAGCGAACTTCTCATGCAGTTTGTTGTTGAGAGGTGGCATTACTTAAATTCGTAGATGAGATACCCATTTTCTCTCGCCCATTTCGGGTTGTCATGGATTTTCCGATGGCAGAGAGCGCAGACGCAGAGAAAGGTTTCAACAGCGCACAGATTCTTTCCTCGTTTTGCTTTGTGATGAATCTGGTCTCCAGCGTTTCCGCAGACCTCGCAAGTATAGCTTTTATTCAGCAAATAGTCCTTGCGTATCTTGCCATATTCGATCAAGCG